AATCTAAATAAATTTAAAAATCTATTAACATTTTGAAAGGAGAAATTGATATGAAAACAATAAATTTTTATAAAAAGACAGATAAAGTTTTTTCTGTTTATGCTGAGTCTTTGGAGAATGTTATAAATAGTCCTCTATCATACTTTCAAGGATATACAAATGATATGATAATAACTGATATAACATATCAATATCCAATATTTAAAGATGATGTATTGAGAGAAATGACAAAAGAAGAAAAAATAAGAGCTGGTATTGATGTACAATTAGAACAAGGAGAAATTATAAAAGATAGAAACTTGATTAAAATACCTCAACCTAGCAAATATCACACTTGGGATAATGTGAGACAAGAATGGGATATAGATTTGAAAGAGGTAAAAAGAACTTTTAGGCACAAGTTTCAAAATATTTTATTAGAGAAAGTTTATGAAGATTACAATTACAATGGTAAAGTATTTCAAATGGGACCAAATGATGAGTTGAATTTTTTAAGAGTTAAATCTGCAATAGATATAGCAGGTAACTCAGATGATGCTGGACTAATAGAACAAGCATTAAAAATATTGAATATAGAAGTTACAGAAGAAGTAAAAACAGGTATTAAAAAAGCTATAAAAGATAAAAATTTGATGGCTTTTATAAAATCTTTACCAATAAATTGGAGATTGAAAGATAATTCAGTTGCTAAAGTAACATTTACTGATATAAATAATATTTATTTGATGTGGATATTAAGAGGAACAGCTGCACAAGAAAAATATACAGCAATAACTCTTAAAATTTCAACAGCTAAAACAGTAAATGAATTAGAAGCTATTAAGTGGGAATAAAAGAGTTAAATCAATTAAAGGTAGTTTTATATAGCTACCTTTTTTTGATGGCTTTAAATGGCAAATTACGAGGTCGGTTTAATAATTTTTGTATAAAGAAATAAAGGAGATGAGAAAAATGAATAAGTTTTCTGAAAGAAGCAAAGCAAAACTTGCAACAGTAGATATAAGACTTCAAAATCTTATGAATGTAGCTATTAAAGAAAGTCCTTATGATTTTTCTATAACAGAAGGAATAAGAACACTCAAAAGACAAAAAGAATTAGTTGCACAAGGAAAATCTAAGACTTTAAAAAGCTACCATCTAACAGGTAAAGCAGTTGATATAGCTGTATGGATTGATGGAAAAGTAACTTGGGATTTTAAATATTATAAAGAAGTTGCTGATTGTGTAAAAGAAGTAGCAAGAAAGTTAGGTTATGTAATTACTTGGGGTGGAGATTGGAAAACATTTAAGGATGGTCCACATTTCCAAATTGAAAACTAATTAATAAACAGTCTGGCCAGACAAATTTATTATAAAAATTAAAAAGTTTTAGGAGGTTTTAATTATGAAAGATTTTATTTATGGTATGTTTTTTAAAGTGTATGCAATTTTTATAAGTTTTACTTGGGAACAATGGTGCTGGATGGCATTAGCTGCTGGAATAGTTGCTTATATGGTTTATAACAGAAAGAAGTATGTACAAATATTTGATAATGCAGTGGTGTATGCAGAAACATCTTTTAATTATGGAGATAATCTTAAAAAGCTAGATGGAGCTGTAACATTTATAATAGAAAGAACAAATAGCCTACCATTTATAGCAAGAGTTATAATCAGAAAATTTTTAAGTAGAAAAAGAATGGTAGATATTATAGAAACAACACTACAAAAGTTTTCTAATGTGTTTGGTACTGGTAGAAAAATAGATATAAAAGGAAATGAGGAAGATGGAGAAAACTAAATTAATCCTGGAACCAATTTCAAATGGTAAGGCAATTTTGCTAGAAGAGTATGTTTATGATATAAATGGGTACTTGATAAGAGTACCCAAATCTTTTATAACGGACGGGGCATCAGTACCTCATTCTTTGCAATGGCTATATAATCCTTTTGGTAGATATATTAAAGCTGCGGTTGTACATGATTATTTATACAGTTGCTATAACAATACTGGTATTAATCGTACCTTGGCAGATAAAATATTTAGACATATTATGCAAGAAACAGGAGTAGATAACAGAACTGTAAGAAGATTTTATATAGCAGTTAGAGCCTTTGGAGAAACTTCATGGAAGAAAAAAATTTTAAATGAAGGTTATAAAGATAGAGCCATTGTAGACAGGACTAAAGAAGCAAGAGAATATTATAATTATTGGGGGAAAATACTGGGGTTGTAGGTGGTGCTATGGAAAAGACTTTATTAGAATATGGCATAGTAGGAGCTATTTTATTGTACTTTCTTTGGAAAGATAAGAGTACATTTGAAATGTATAAAAATACTATGCAAAGAATGGCAGATTTATTAGAAGCTATACAAAAAGAACAATCGGAATTAAAAAAAGATGTAGAGGAGATAAAAAAATTCATAAAATAAAGGGGTAGTTTTTATACTACCCCATCTTTTTTTATTGCTTAAAAGTATGAATTTATCGATAATTAGAAAAAAATAAAAAATATTAAAAAAAGTGTTGACATACTTGTACGAGTATGATATTATAGAAGTACCTCAAAGGAAGGAGGTGATAAAATGAAAATCAAATTTATAATTGTAATTGGTTCTTGGCAGTTCTCGATTACAATTACTAAAAAAGATAAGTAATTTATCCCCCTCTCCCAGAGGGGTAAACTAAGAGTGATTTAATCTTAGCTTCAACTATTTAGATTATATCACTTCATAAATAAAAAATCAAGGAGTGATGAAAATGTTAAAGGAATTAATGAACCACAATGAACTAGGAGTAAAATTTTACAGAGATAAAAACTCAGCAATCTTTGTAGAAGATGAAAAAATCGGAGTTACTTTAAAATTAGCAGTTTATGAAAATATTTTTACTTTTCATAGACAAGGAAATGATGTCGAAGCTATTAAAAGACAAATAGAAATAGCTAGACATTATGATGAAGTAATAGCTGGAACTTGGAGACCAGAAACTGAAAGAAAATTTACAAGGATAAGATAGAGGGGTAAAAAGCCCCTCCAAATATAAGGAGGATAAAATGGAAGAAAAAAAAAGAAAGGGTTATAAAACCCAAGAGCAGCAAAACAAAGCAAATCAGAGATATAGAGCGACTGAAAAAGGTAAAAAGAATGATAAATACAGTACATATAAAAGTCGTGCAAAAGTATTTATAAAAACAATGGCAAGTATAAATGAATTGGAAGAATTAATAGATATGATTGAAAAAGAAAAGGAGAGTTTAAAAATGAAAAAAACTTGGAAAGAAATCAAAGAATTAGTGAAAGAAATGAATGTTGATAGTGATAACATAGATATGAGAACTGGTGACTGTACAGTTGATTTAATTGGTGGAAAATATGATGGTTGGGCAGTTGCAGGAAAAGTTAATTTAGATGGTGAGTATAAAGAAATAACAATAGATGACAATGCTGTTGTCTATAATCCAGCTGAGTAAAAAAAAAGAAAAAAGAAAGATGATTAATAAATTTAATTGTCTTTCTTTTGCTATTAAAAAGGAGAGATGAAAAATGAAAGTATTAAGAATAGTTTTAAAACAAAGTTCAGCAAACTACAGAAAAGCAGGAACAATAGATAATAAAATGACTTATCCTTTACCTATACCTGCAACAGTGATAGGAGCATTACATAATATTTGTGGATATACTGAATATCATTCTATGGATATTAGCATTCAAGGAAATTATGAATCTATATCAAAAGATATGTATAAAAATATAACTGTATTAAATACTGTATCTGACAGAGGAAAACTTGTAAAAATGGCAGGGCCCGACACTATTTCTAATGCTTATATTGAAGTTGCAGAAGCAGTGGATGATAATGCTAATTTTCTAAAAGAAATAAATATAAAAGTTAAAAATAAAGAACTTTTAGAAGAGTTTAAGAATTTAAAAGTTTTGAAAGAAAGACTAGATGGAGAAAAAAAGAAAAAAATAGAAGAGTTAAAAAAAGAAAAAAAAGAATTATCTGATAAGAAAAAAGGTTTAGATAAAAAGTCAAATGAATATAAAGAACTTATAGAAAAAATAGAAAATTTAAAAATAGAAGAAGATAAATATCTAAAAGATCTAAAAGAGTATGAAAATAAGAATTTTATTGAACCTTATAGTCAATATAGAACTATAGTAAAAAAACCAATGTTCTATGAACTTTTAAACAATATTTTTCTAATACTACATATAAAATCTGATGAACAGACTCTAAAAGATATAGAAAATAATATTTTCAATTTACAATCACTAGGAAGAAGCGAGGACTTTGTTGAAGTTATTGAATGTAAAATAGTTGAATTACAAGAATTTAATCAAGAAATTAAATCTAGTGAGGAATTAACAGCATATCTAAATTATAATGATTTTCAAGAGGAAAAAATTTTTAATTTAGATGTAGACGGGAATACAGCAAAATCTGGAACTAAATACTATTTAGATAAAGATTATAAAATAGTTGATGGTAAAAGAGAATTTAGAAAAGTTATAGTTCTGTATAGCAATTATTTTAGTACTAATAAAAGTAGTGAAAATGTAAAGCTAGATGAATATAACAATATAAAGTTGTTAGTGAATTTTATATAAAAAAAGCAGGATTGATTTCCTGCTTTTTGTTATAAATTTTAAAAAGTGTTATCTAACATCTGTTATATTTGAATTAATCTAAATTAGATTTAATTTGGTGCAAACAAAGTGCAAACAAAAATACCCTTCATCAACAAAAAAGCCCTCAACTTTTTGCAAGTTCGGGCTTTTTTGTAGAAATTAAACTATAATTAAGGAAACGATACAAGATAAATATAACATTATTTAATTATTTTGTCAACAACTTTTTTGATTTTTTAATAAAATTTTTATTAAAGTATTTTTCTTGATTTTATTATTTCATAAAATTATATTGGTATATATAGATTTTTTATTAAAAAATATTTTAAAAATCATAAAAAAATTTTTCTTATTATTTCAAATATTATTACTATAACAAAATTTTTACTATCAAATTTTTATGTTTTATAGATATTTTTATTTTTTCTAAAAACTAAAAACACTGTAACTATAATAGCTATATTATTAATTATATAAGTGATATCTGCACCAATATATGATGATAGATAGCCTGCATATAAAACTCCCAAAGGAATCAACCCTCCAGAAAAGAATGATAATAATGAGAAAAAGCGACTTTGATATTCAATCTCAACATTCTTTTGAAACGAGGATATTAATGGAACATTTACAAAGGTAGTTATCATTCCAATTAAAAATTGAAAAAATATAAATACTGTAAAATATATATAGTGGTTATATTCAAATAATATTATAGATA